ACTAATCAAAACGGTTATAATTTAAAAGAAAATGATGAAGGCTTTCTCTTTATAGATATATATGGACCAGGAGGAGGATTGAATTGTCTTGCAGGACCTGTTAATAATAACTTTACAAGTACAACTTAATAATTATGACATACGCAGAACTAAAACAAAAAATTATAGACTACACAGAAGTATCCAGTAATGTTTTTACAGATACTATTTTAAATGGATTTATTGAAGACGCTGAACTTAGAATTTTAAGAGAAGTAGATTCTGATAACAATCGAAAATATGCAACAGCCAGTTTAGTTGTTAATACTAGATTTATAGATACTCCTCAAGATTTATTAATTGTTAGGTCTGCTCAAATCGTAAATTCAGACGGTACGGCTTCTGCCGATAACAGGGATTTTCTTCAGTATCGAGATACTAATTTTATGTCTGAATATAACCCTAAAGGGGAGACAGGGGTTCCCAAATATTACAGCTATTGGGATGAGGACACTTTAGTTTTTGCTCCAACACCTGATGCGACCTATACAATTCAAATAAATTATATCTTGAAAACTCTGGGATTATCGTCTACAAATACAACTACATACTTAAGTCAAAAATTTCCCAATGGTTTATTGTATGCTTGCCTAGTTGAGGCTTATGGTTTCTTAAAAGGACCCGTTGACATGCTCCAGTTATATGATAAAAAATACACAGAGGCAGTCAAAGGATTCTCAATTGAACAAATGGGAAGACGAAGACGGGATGAATACCAAGCAGGTGTTCCTCGAATAGGAAAACAATAGGAGATAAATTATGGCTATAACACAAGCAATTTGCAATTCATTTAAAAAACAGCTTTTAGAAGCAGATATGAATTTCAAACAAACTGGTGGTGATAAGTTTAAATTAGCTCTTTACATTTCTACAGCAACTCTAAATTCAGCTACAACATCTTTTACTACTTCTGGACAAGTTGGAAACAGTGGTCAATACGCTTCTGGCGGTGGTCTTCTTGTTAACTCAGGAACTTCTATTAGTGCAGGTGTGGCGAGAGTAGACTTCGCAGACAGATCGTTTACTGGAGTGACGTTAACTGCTAGAGGAGCAATGATTTACAATACATCATCTGACACAACTAACGCATCAGTTTGTATTCTAGATTTCGGAAGTGATAAAACAGCTACATCAGGAACTTTTACAATTCAGTTTCCAGCGCCAACATCAACTGCAGCGATTCTAAGAATCTCTGGTTAATAGGAGGTAAACTCCTATGAGCACAGGTGCATGGGGCCAGGTAACCTGGGGTTACGCTAAATGGGGTGAATTAGGAGATGCAACAACTTCTCTTAATAACACAAATCTATTAGCTACAACTACTTTAGGTACAGGTACTCAAGAAGGTGAAATCAATACAGGTTGGGGTAGAGCTGACGGTTGGGGAACCAATGGTTGGAGTATACTTGGAACTTTACAACCTTCTGGAATTCAAGCAACTGCAAATTTATCTTCCGTAACTATTGACAATGAAATTAATACAGGATGGGGATCTGATACTTGGGGAACTGAGTTATGGGGATCTTCTGGATTAAATGTTCCTGTTAACAATACAAATTTATCTATCACCGCTTTTGAAGGAAGTGCAGGTCTTGCATTTGATGGAGATTCTAATTTAACTCTTACAGGATTACCTTTAACTGCTACTCTTGGTGATGGGGAAGCATTTGCTTCTTTCATAGCACAGCCTACAGGTATAGCTATGACAATGACATTGTCATATGATCCTGAAACAGTAACTCCCGCATCTTTACCAATTACAATGTCTCAAGGTACAACTAACCTTGATGCAAATACAATAGCACAGGTGACCAGTACCTCTGTAGGTTATTGGGGATACAAATCTGCCTGGGGTAATTTTGCTTGGGGTAATGGAGTAACTGAAACTTTAGCAATGTCTATGCTAGAAAACTTTTCTGGTGTAGATCCTGAACCAGATGTTTCTTTAACTGGAAATGCAATGGCCGCTGCTTTAGCGGCTGGTAATACTTTTAATATTAGTGGAGATGCAAATGCACCTGTAACAAATGTAGCTAATAATTTATCAATGGCTATTACTACAGGTAATGCTGAATTAGTAGCCTTAACTCAAGTAGATGTAACAGGATTTCCGTTAACAGCTACTTTAAATAGTGTTACTGAAGTAATAGGTACAGCAACAGTAAGTCCAACAGGATTTGGATTGACAAATAGCTTAGGAACCGCTACAAATGTATTGATTTGGAACGAAGTTAATACTGGCACAGCACCAGTCGATCCTCCAGGTTGGCAAGAAGTTTCAACCAACGCTGCATAATTATAGTTTGACACTATAGCAAAATTTTAATAAATTAAGTAAATCGGAGAATAAAAATATGGCGAATTCAACATCAGCTAGTTTAAAACTTACAGTACAGGCCACTGGAGAAAATTCAGGAACTTGGGGACAAATTACAAATACAAACTTATTAATTCTAGAACAAGCAATCGGTGGATTTCAATCCGTTGCTATTACAACTGGAGCAACTTTAACTTTTTCAAATGGTGCTTTATCAAATGGTAAAAACCAAGTATTAAAATTAACAGGAACAATTGCAGGTGCGGTTAACGTAGTAATTCCTGATTCAATTGAAAAAACTTTTGTAGTTGATAATGCTACTACTGGTGCTCACGCAGTAACTTTTAAAACTTCTTCTGGAACAGGTGTAACTTGGGCAGCAGCAGATAAAGGTACTAAAATGATTTACTCTGATGGTACTAATGTTGTTGATACAGCATTCACAGATTTATCATCTGACTACTCACCACAACTTTCAGCAGACTTAGATACAAACGATCAAAATATTATTATTGATACAGCTCATGGTATTCTTGATGAAAACTCTAATCAACAAATTACATTTACTACAGCTGCATCAGCTGTTAATGAATTCACAGTAGCTAACGCAGCTACAGGTAATGCACCTGAAATATCTGCAACTGGTGGCGACACTAACATTGATTTAAATCTTACTCCAAAAGGAGTTGGTAGAGCAACTTTCAATGGTCAAGGTAAAATTGAAAGTGTTGCAGAAAAATGTACAAATTCAGCAACAGCTGCTACAGGAACACTTAATTATGATGTACTTACTCAAGCAGTTTTAAATTATACTTCTAATGCTGCAGGAAACTGGACTTTAAACATTAGAGGTGACGGATCAAATTCTTTAAATTCAATTATGGATACTGGTGAAGCCATTACTGTTGCTCATATCGTACCTCAAGGTGGATCGGCTTATTACAACTCAGCTGTACAAATTGATGGTTCAGGTGTTACTCCTGAATGGCAAGGTGGATCAGCACCCACAGAAGGTAATGCAAGCTCATTAGATACATATTCATATACAATTATAAAAACTGGAGACGCTACATTTACAGTGTTGGCTTCACTAACTCAATTTGCTTAAAGAGGAAATTAAATGCCATTATTAGGTACAAGAGGAGCAATAAGTATTAAAGGATATGGATTAACTGCTGCGGCAGGTTTTGGTGCTCCCTATAATATTGATTATTTAATTCTTGGCGGTGGCGGAGGAGGTGGATCTCTAGGAGGCGGAGGCGCTGGAGGAGGTCAAAGATCAGGCACTGTAGAAGTTTTAACAAAAGCGACTTACACAATTACTGTCGGAACAGGTGGTCCAGGTGGTCCAAGTCCAAATGGAAGAGCTGGAGCAGATGGCGGTGATTCAATTATTGCAGGGGAAAACCCTACCTTTAACACAAGTGGAACTTTAGAAACTACCGGAGGCGGTGCTGGTGGAGGACACACAAGTAACATTGGTAGACCAGGTGGTTCTGGCGGAGGAGGTGGTAATAACCAATCTCCAGGGCCTTTTGGAACTGGTAATGCAGGAGGGTATTCTCCTCCTGAAGGAAATAATGGTGGATCTGCTGGATTTAATCCAACTATTGCACCTCAAGCCTCTGGAGGAGGCGGCGGTGGTTCAGGTTCAACTGGCGGTAATGGAACAGGAAATGGACCTGGAGGCTCTGGAGGATCGGGAGCAGCTAATTCAATTACAGGATCATCTGTCACAAGAGGCGGCGGTGGCGGAGGATCTACAAGAGAAGGTGGAAGATCAGCAGGTGGCGGAGGCCCCGGGGGCGGAGGCGGCGGTACAAATAGTGGTTCTACTGGTGGAGCCGGTTCAAGCACTCTTGGCGGTGGCGGAGGTGGATCAGGATATCCTCCTTTTGCTCCAGGAGGTGCTGGAGGATCAGGAACTGTTATACTAAAAATATTAACTTCTAATTATTCAGGAACAACCACAGGTTCTCCAACTGTTACAACAGATGGATCTTATACAATTTTACAATATAACTCAGATGGGTCTTATACAGCGTAGGTAATAATATGGCATATTTTGCAAAATTAAATGAAAACAATGTGGTTGAAAAAATACATAAAGTAGAAAATTCAGTCATTACAGATTCTAATGGAGTTGAACAGGAATCTTTAGGTCAAGATTTTTTACAAAAATTATATAAGAATAAAAGTATTTATAAAAAATGTTCTTATAATACACGAGGAAATAAGTATTATACCCCACCTTCAAGTAATGAACTTGACCCAGATCAATCTAAGGCTTTTAGAGGATGGTTTCCTTATATAGGATATGTTTATGATTCTGAAAATGATAGATTTATTCCAAATAAACCTCATAATGATGCTAGATTAAATGAAGAAAACTTAGTATGGGAACCTTTAATAGATTATCCTAGTGTAGTAACTTATGGAGATGGAACATCAGAATATCTGATTGACTTTGATTGGGATCAATATAAGTATTTAGGATATGACCATTTAGAAAATATTTTTGAATGGGATCCCGAAACTTCTAGTTGGATATCTACATCTAGTTAATTTTATTCCTTTTCTTTTTAAGAAAAAAATGTTAATTAATAATTTAACGTATGAAAGAAAGTAAATTAGAAACAAATATAGATTACAATTTTTTTTATTCAGGTCCTTTGTTGTTTAAAACAACTTTGATTAAAAAAGATATAGATATTATTAAATCTTTATGTGAAAAAAATGAAACTAAAAGGTGTGATGAAAAATTAGCAGGGATTAATTGTGATCAATTTAATATTGATAGTGATAAATATCATCAAATTATAAAAAAATATTTAGACGTACATGCTGTTGCATTTGAAAATTGGTATGGAGAAAAAATAGCAACCCGATTAAAAACAAAGGTTTCTTGGGTTAATTATATGAGAGCAGGTTCTTCTAATCCAACCCATGTTCATGAAAATTGTAAATTTTCTTCCGTTTTATTTTTAGAGTTACCTAAAAACTATGACGAAGAAGTAAAATTTTTTAAAGGAACAGCTTCAGCTCCTGGTTTTATCGTATTTGATTTTGGCTGTATTTCTGATTTAAGTATTTATAAAAAATGTTTTAAACCACAAGTAGGGGATTTATTTATTTTTCCTTGGAATTTAACACACTCTGTAAATACTTTTTCATCAAAAGGAGAAAGAATAAGTGTTGCAGCTAATTTTGAATAATAAATTATGAAAAAAGATAAAATTTCATCCTCTTGGACGTTTAATTTAGATCATGTTGAAACTTGGGCATATTGGAAAAATATGTTTACTAAAGAAGAATGTGAAAAAATAATAAAGTTAGCTAATAAACAAAAGAAAAAACAAGCCACTATTTTTAGTGGAGTGAATAAAGAATATAGAGATAGTAATATTGTATGGTTGTATCCAGATAAAGAACTTGAGTGGGTATTTAGGAGAGTAACAGATGTTGTAATGGAACTTAATAGTAAATTTTTTAAATTTGATTTATTTGGAATGTTAGAAGGGTTTCAATTTACAAATTACAAAGCTCCAAAAGGAAGATATAAAAAACACGTAGATAGGGCATTTAATACTCAAGTTAGAAAGTTATCTTTAACCATAGAATTATCAGATCCAAAAAATTATAAAGGAGGAGAATTAGTTTTATATGAAGGTGATAAAGGTATTTTTATGGAAAAAGAACAAGGAATGTTAACTGCTTTTCCTAGTTTTGTTGTACACGAAGTAAAACCAGTTACTAAAGGAGAAAGAAATTCGTTGGTTTGCTGGATAACTGGTAAACCTTTTAAATAATGTCAATCGTAGTATTTAATGGTAGTCCTATATTTTTTTTAAATACCGATTTTAAATTAAGTAAAGAAGAAGAAGAAATTATTATAAAATTAAATTATAGAAAAGACAAATTTTTAGATGAACCAGATATTTCTCAAGAAATGTCTTTATTTACAAATAAAAAATTAAAAAGAATTAAAAATATAATATTTAATTATGTAGAAGAATATAAAAATAATGTCTTACAAATTGAGGATAAATTACGCCTTGTGCATAGTTGGGCTACAGTAAATAATAATACAAATCATAGAATGCATGCTCATAAAAACTCATTAATAAGTTGTTCTTTTTATTTAAAAAATGAAGGAGATAATAAAATAATATTTAAAAAAGAAAAAACTGTTTTACAAAAATGTCATTATTTAGATTATACAATAAAAGAATATAATGGATATAATTCACAAACTTGGAGTTTCGATACAAAACAAGGCAGCATTGTTATTTTTTTATCTGATTTACATCATGAATCTATTAACAAAGGAAATAAAGTTATGATTGGGACTAATTATTTCATAACAGGGAAAATAGGAAATAAAAAAAATTACACTTATTTAAAGATTTAATTAAATGAATTTAAAAACAATAGGAATTATTGGAGGGGGAACAGCCGGTTTAATAAATGCTTTAATTTTAAACTCAAGATTTCCAAAACTAAAAATAAAAGTAATTAAATCAAATAAAATAGGAATAATAGGAGTTGGAGAAGGTAGTACAGAACACTGGAAAGAATTTATTGATTTTGCAAAAATAGATGAAAAGGAGTTAATAAAAGAAACAGATGCTACATGTAAATATGGAGTATATTTTAAAGATTGGACTAAGAAAGATTATTTACATCACGTATCGTATTTACATAATTTAAGTTTAGGACAATATAAAATAGGTTATGCTTTTAAAATAAAGAATAAAGAAAGTTTAATAAATAATTATATTTTAGACAATAAAATATCTACTTATTATAGGCCACTTCAGTATCACTTTAATACGTTTAAGTTAAATAACTATTTAATCAAGGTATGTAAAAATAGAAATATTAAAATAATAGAAGATGAAATTAACAATGTTGAAATTAATAACAAATCTATTTTAAAACTTAAAGGTATAAAAAATGATTATTCTTTTGATTTTTACATAGATGCAACTGGATTTAAAAAAGTATTGATTGAAAAGTTAGGAGCAAAATGGATTTCTTATTTAAAATACTTACCTATGAACGAGGCCATTGCTTTTCCTACAGAAGATACAAAAGAATATACTCCTTATACTTTATCTAAAGCAATGTCTTCTGGTTGGATGTGGAGAATACCTACTTATGGAAGGTGGGGAAATGGTTATGTATTTAATAATAATTACATTAATGCAAATCAAGCCAAAAAAGAATGTGAAGATTACTTACAAAAAAATATAGAGATCAGTAAAAACATTAAGTTTGAAGCAGGTACATTAGATAAATTTTGGATTAATAATTGTTGTGCTATTGGATTATCTTCTAGTTTTATTGAACCATTGGAAGCAACTTCCATAGGCACTTCTATACAACAGTCTTTTTTATTAATGCATTTAATATTTAACTATAATCAAAGTCAAATTGATTTGTATAACAAAACAATTACGGGAGTAATAGAAAATACTAGGGATTTTGTAATACTTCATTATTTAGTAAATAAAAAAGATTCTAAGTTTTGGAAAGAATTAAAAATAAATATACCTGAATCATTGCAAAGTAAATTAAATTTATGGAAACATAGACTGCCTATTAAAGAAGATTTTAAACAAGGGTATTTATTATTCTATGAAAGTAATTTTATAATTATTTTATATGAACTGGGCTTAATAAATATTGATTTAATAAAAAAAGAATTTATTAATTTGCCAAAAAATTACGAAACTAATATTAATGATTGGCTTATACAAAGAAAAAAAGAAGAAAATAATTATATAAAACATAAACTATACTTAGAACAAATTAGAAATGAGTCATCAAATAATAGATAATTTTTTACCAAAAAAAGATTTTTTAAAAATAAAAGAAACAATATTAAATTTAGATTTTCCTTGGTATTATCAACCAGTTATAAATGATTTACATGAAGAAAATAAAAAAGACTTAACTTGTTATTTTACTCATCTTGCTTATGACAATAAAATCAATAGTTCTTTTTTTGAAATTTTACAAAAATTATTATTATCTAAAATAGATTATAACTCATTGATAAGGGTGAAATGTAATCTACATCCACGTACAAATGTTTTAGAAAAACACAAATTTCATGTAGATTTTACTTATCCTCACAAAGGAGCTATATATTATATTAATACAAATAATGGTAAAACTTTGTTAAAAAATAATGTAGAAATTGATTCTATAGAAAATAGGTTATTATTGTTTAACTCATCAATAGAACATGCAAGTACATCTACTACTAATGAGAAAGTGAGAATTAATATTAATATAAATTATATATAGTTATGAATTTTACTTATAAGATTATTAAAAATGCTATTTCAAAAGAACAAGCTTCTTTTATATATGATTATTTTTTATTAAAAAGAGAGGCAGCTAAATTTTTATATAATAATAGAATTATAGAAGAAGATGAGACATTAGAAATGTTTGGCACATGGAATGATCCTCAAGTTCCAAATGTATACTCTAACTATGCTGATTTTGTAATGGAAACTTTATTAAATCAAATGCTGCCTGTTATGAAAAAAAATACTAAATTAGATTTAATACCTACTTATTCATATGCAAGAATTTATGAAAAAGGATCTATTTTAAAAAAACATACAGATAGACCTAGTTGTGAAATATCTACTACACTTAATTTAGGAGGAGACCTTTGGCCAATTTATATAAAAGTTAATAAAAAAGAAATTAAAGTAAATTTATCTCCTGGAGATATGTTAATGTATGCAGGATGCAAATTAGAACATTGGAGAGAAAAATTTAAAGGAAATATTTGTTCTCAAGTATTTTTACATTATATTTTTAAAAATGGAGAGTATGACGGT